CGAAGATGGCGATCGCGGCGGTGGCGGCCATCGTCGATAGCCTCGCGCTCAACGCGATCATCAGCGATCCCGCGTCGGCGAAGCGGAGCATCAAGGCGAACATCGATTCGCAGAATCCGAAGCGGCTGAACGTCGACGTGACGGTCAAGCTCTCGGGTAACGCCAACGTGAAGTCCATCCAGCTGTCCTTCGGCTTCTATTTCGGCACGCCCGCGCTCGCGGCGTGAGCCACCCAACACACTACTCCTGAGAGGAAGAGAACACGATGTCTGTCATCGGTGGCTCGATCGAGTCCGTCTCGATCAACAAGCGCCTTTTCGCCGTGGCCGCAGACGCGGACGCGAACATCGACCGGGGCGGCAAGACCGCCGAGTATCAAGCGAACGGCAACGGGACCGGCCGCAAGATCCTGACGACGAAACCGTGGATGGTCGACGGCATCAGTCTCGAGATCAATCCCGACAACGACGATCTCGCGTTCCTCGAGGGCGTGGCGGCGTCGCCTGACGACGTCCCGATCACCGTCACGATGGCGGACGGCAACACGTACCAGGGAACTGGCAGCGTTACGGGTGACGTGAAGGCCAGCACGCAGAGCGCGACGGCCCCCATCACGCTCTCGGGACCCGGAACCCTCACGCTCCAGTGAGCAATTCAGCATGAATCAAGCACAGCAAAAGGTTGCGACCGAAGTCGCTGAGGCCGAATTCGATCGCTTCCTGGAGGCGATGGACTTGGCCGCCAAGTGCGACGCCAAGGGACTCGATCCGGACGACCTCAAGTCGTTCGCAGAGACGCAGCGCGTGGTCATCGAGGCGATCGAACAGGGCCACCTCGTGATCGACGAGGACGGCTGTCCCGTCTACACGCCCAAAGCCGGCGGGTCCCCGTTGCGCTTTCACGAGCCAACGATGGAGGACCTGATCGTCATGGACCAGGTCAAGAAGGGGCGCGACGTCGAGAAGCAGGCGAAGCTCCTGGCGCAGCTCACGAGCGTAGATGGGCCGGTGATCCGGAAGCTGAAGCAGCGCGACATTCGAGTCCTGAACGCGCTGCTCGTGCTTTTTTTAGCCTGACGGTCGCAACGCCACTGATACGCGGCGGCGCCGAGGCCTGGCTGCCAGTCGCGATCGTAGACCGCGAGACTGGCCGCAAGGCGAGCTCGCACACGCTCGAGAACGTGTATCGGGAGATGCTGTTCACCATCTGCCTCAACTACTCGGCGCTGCCGGACCCCCGCACGTTGACCCTCTCCCAGGTGCGATTCTTCTACAGCGGACTGCGGTCGATTCTTCGCAAGTCCAGCCAGCAATAGCGACCCGTGGCCAAAGGCAAGTTCTCAATCGACGCAGTGTTCAAGGCGATCGACGGTATTACCCGTCCGGTCTCCGCGATGCAGCGTCGTCTGGAGAGCCTCGGGAAGGCGACGGAGCGAGTCTCGCGCGGAATCGCGAGCGTCGACCGGGTCAATGGCCGCATCGTCGCGGGCGCGGCGGCGTTCGGGGCGGCGACGGCTGCCGGAGCGACGGTCGCCGCCATCGCGCTGAAGGACGTGATCGAAACGGGCGCGACCTTCGAAAAGACGATGATCGGCGCGGCGGCGAAGTTCTCGCCCGCCATCCGCCAAGGTACAGCCGAGTTCGAGCGCCTGAGGCTCGCCGCAGAGGACGTCGGCGCCCGCACGGAGTTCAACGCGCAGCAGGGGGCCTCGGCCCTGAAGGACCTCGCGTCTGCTGGCTTCGGCGTGAACCAGGCGATCTCCGCGCTCCCCGGCGTGGTCGACCTCGCGACGGCGTCGGAAGTGGACCTCGCGACTGCAAGCGAGATCGCATCCAAGAGCCTCGGGGCATTCAACCTCAAGACCGAGGACGCCGTACAGCTCGGCCAAAACCTGACTCGTGTGAACGACGTCATGGCGCGCACCGCCGACAAGACGAGCGCCGGCATGCTGGGCCTGTTCGAAACGATCAAAGAAGGTGGCCCGGTCGCTGTCGCGGCCGGCGTATCGATCGAGACCTTCATGGCGATGGCCGGCAAGCTCGCCGACTCTGGCATAGAGGGCAGCGTCTCCGGCACGACGCTCAAGAACACGATCCTGTCCCTCGCGGCACCAACAGCGGAAGGCGCGGAAGCGCTCAAGAAGCTGGGGATCGCGACGAAGGACGCGGCAGGAAATCTGCGCGACCCGGTCGCACTGCTTGGCGAACTGGAGAAAAAGACCGCCAAGCTCGGAACCGGTGACAGGGCTGGTGTCATCGAAGAGATCTTCGGCAAGATCCCGATCGCGGGGTTGTCGACGATGCTCAGCGGTGGGACGGCCGCCATCGGAGATCTGCGCAAGGAGCTCGAGAACGCCGGCGGATCGACCGCAACGATGGCCGGCATCATGCGCGACGCGACGAAGGGCGACATCGACGGGCTCACGTCGGCGATCGACGGTGTCAAGATTTCCCTGTTCGGACTCATCAGCGGACCTTTGCGCGACATCCTGAAGGGCACGACGGATTGGGTGAACGCGAACCGCGAACTCATCGCAACCCGCGTTGCCGACTTCCTTCAGGAAGCGGCGCCGATTTTGAGAGCGTTCGCGGTCGGGCTGAAAGCAGGAGCCACCGAGTCGCTCGCCTTCGCGAAGGGTGTGCTGTCCGTATTCGGTCCCTTGGACAGCCTGTTCGGCGGTAGCGCCAGCGCGCGCATTGCGAACGCCCACGAACTCGGATCTACCATTGCCAAGGTAGGTTTCGCGCTGGTCGGGTTCACCGTCGCAACGAAAGTAGCCGGCGCGACGATGGTCGCATTCGAGGTTGTGACCAAGGGCGTGCGCGCTACCGTCTGGCTGTTCCAGGGGGCCATTGCTGGCGCCCGCGCCGCGATGGTCACGTACCAGATTGCGACGAAGGCAGGTGCAGCAGCGACGCTCGCGATGTCCTTCCCGCTCGTCACTACGACGGCGGACTTCGTCGCCCAGAAGGCGGCCGCCCTCGGTTCCGCGGTGGGATTGAGGGGAGTCGGCGCGGCGTCGCTCGTTGCGCGCACTGGACTCACGGGCATGGCCGCATCGGTGACCGGTGCGCTCGGCCCGATCGGTCTGCTGCTAGCGGCCGTCTACATGCTGAATGACGCGATCGAGGACCTCAACAAAACCGCTGGGGGGTCCGACGCCATCTGGGCAGGCGTGAAGTCGATGTTCACCGCGACCGAGGTCGACGAGATGGGCAACCCCATCGCGACGAAAGGCTTCTTCGCGGGGATGGACGAGCATCTGAACGCGCAGGCGAAGGCGACGGCCGCGAAAGAGGAGCAGGCAGCAGCCATCGGTCAGGCTTCGGCGCCGAAGTTCGACTCGGCGGTCGCGCTCGCGGATGAAGACCTCGCCAAGGCGCTCGCGCAATTCGAGGAGCAGCTCAAGGAGACGACTGGCTCCGGCATGGCGGACGTGCAGCGCGGACCTCAGGCCGAAGCGGAAGTGTCGACGCCTGCCGAGCGCAGCGCGGCGCGCGTCGAGCGTTCCGTCACCGAGATGCGCGACAAGATGGAGATCACCGTCAAAACCGAAAAGGGCACGGAGGCCGAGGTCACGAAGAAGCCGAAGCGCGCGGAAGTGCACGTTCCGCCCTCTGGCGGCGCGTCTGGGGCCTGGTGATGGTGGCGCTCAACGGACCCGGCGCGGTAGGCAACGCGGCGGGACTGGCGGCGCTCGCGAGTTCGCAGGCGACGTGGCAGGCCCGGCTCAAGGAGGCGGCCTACACGTCGCCTTCCGGCGTTCGCATCAAGTTCGAGTACGAAGACGTCGCGCGGGAGTTCGACAAGCGGACGCGGGCGTTCGACTTCCCGGGCGTCAATAACTCGTACGTTCAGCAGAACGGGCACAGCTCGCGGCGCTACCCGCTGCGCATCTTCTTCTCTGGCGCCAACCATGACCGCGTCGCAACAGCGTTCGAGGCGGCGCTGCAGGAACATGGCGTCGGGAAGCTGGAGCACCCCCTCTACGGCACCATCCCCGTCGTTCCGTTCGGGACCATCACGCGCGTCGACGGGCTGAAGACCGCGGCGAATCAGAGCGTGCTCGATGTCACGTTCTGGACGACGGTCGGCGCCGTCTACCCCAACGCCGGAGCGGATCCGCAGAGCGAGATCACGAAGGCGCTCGGCGACTTCAATGTGCAGCTGGCGCAGCAGTTCGAGGCGTCTGCCGACTTCCCGAGCAAGCTGCAGCAAACGAACGTCAAGGCGACGATCCGCAAGTTCTTGCGTGAGGTGAGCGCCGCGTTGCAGTCGGTCGCCGACACGGTAACGTCGGTGAACCAGGAATTCCGGGACGTCCAGGCGCTCCTGAATGAGGGGCTCGACGTCATTGTCGGTCAGCCACTCCTGCTCGCGCAACAGATCTCGAACCTGATCCAGCTGCCGGGGCGCGCGCTAACCGGTATCGAGGCGCGCCTCGATGGATACCAGCGGCTCGCCGATTCAATCTTCGCCTCCGCGGCCGCCACGCCGAGCTCGACACTCGCGAGCGGGACGGCCCTCACGCAGCGGACGATCAAGATCGCGAACGACTTTGCGGTCTCGGGACTCTTCGCGCTGAACGCGGTTGCGGGTGCGGTCGTCTCCGTCGCGGCCGAACCGCTCGACGACGAAGGTACGCCATCGACCGCGCCGCAGTTCTCGACGAAGCCGCAGGCGCTCGCGGCAGCGGAAGCGGTTGCGGCGCAGTTCGAGGCGGCGAAGGGGTGGAGCGACAGCGGCTACCAATCGCTCGAGCAACTCGACGGCGCCGGCGCGGCGCAGGTCGACACGGGCGAGGCGTACCAGGCGCTGCAGCAGGCGGTCGCGCTCACGCAGGGCTACCTCGTGCAAGTCTCGTTCTCGCTCGTGCCGGAGCGCCGGATCGTGCTCACGCGAGCGCGCACGATCGTCGACCTGGCGGCGGAGCTCTATGGCGCCGTCGACAGCAGGCTCGATATCTTGATCGCATCCAACAATCTGACGGGTGACGAGATTCTCGAGCTCAGCCCCGGTCGCACGATCGCGTACTACCCCTGATGGAGAAAGTCACCGTCTCGATCGGCGAGAAGGAATTCACCTTCTGGGAGAGCGCCACGATCGACCTGTCGTTTGACACGCTCGCGCGCGTCCAGCTGACGGCGCCATTCGAGGGCGACCGGAAGGAATTCCGCGAGGTCTTTCGGCCGTTCAGCTTCAAGCCGCTCAGGCTGAAGGTCGGCGGCGAGCTCATCTTCACCGGCACGCTCGTTGGCGTGCACCCAAGGATCGAAGCCGACTCGCGCTCGGTTGAGGTGACGGCTTACGCGCTGCCCGGCGTGCTCCAGGACTGCGGGCCACCCGGCGACACGGTGCCGCACGAATACAAGGGGCTCGGGCTCAAGGCGATCGCCGAGGCGCTGTGCAGGCCGTTCGGGATCAACGTCAAGCTCGACGGATCAGAGGGCGCCGTCTTCAAAAAGGTCCGTCTCGAGGAGGGGCAGACCATTCTCGAATTCCTGATCGATCTCGCGCGGCAGCGCGGGTTCTCGATCTCGAACACGGCGTCGGGCGTGCTGCTCTTCTGGAAGGCGGCCGAACCCGGCGATCCGGTGGCGGTACTGGTTGAGGGTGAGGCACCGGTCGCCACGGTGGAGCCCGAGTTCTCGCCTCAAGAGTACTACTCGGAGATCACAGGGTTTTGCGCCACGAAGAGCGGGCGCAAGGGATCCAAGTGGACGGAGCCGAATCCGTGGTTGCGCAACGTGCTACGGCCGATGTCGTTCCGCGTTGAAGACACCGATACGGCGGCCACGCCTGAAGCCACGAGGGCTAAGCTGGGCCGGATGTTCGCGAACGTCGCGACGTTCACGATCGATTATATCCCGTCCTGGCGTGACCCGAACGGCAAGCTCTGGGCGCCGAATACGACACTGAAGCTCACGGCCCCTGGCGCAATGATCTACAGACGCAGCGAATTCCTTATCCGGAACGTCTCGCTCAAGCAGGAAGCGAACGAGGAGACGGCACGCCTCGAGTTCGTGCTCCCGGGCGCCTTCAGCGGCAAGCCGCCGCCCTTCCTCCCATGGGATGAGGCGAGCTGATGGGCCGCGTCGCAATCGTCGACTCTAGCGAACGCGTCGAAGACGACGACGGCGTGAGCCTGCTCGTGAAGTGCGACCCCGGCGGTGATGCACTCGTCACGGCGCAGCACTTCGACAGCGCGGGCGTCGACGCGCCTCCCCTGCCGGGCGACTCGGTCGCGCTCGAGGACTCGGCTGGCGCGGGCAGCGAACAGGTTGCGGGCTACGCCGACACGAGGAACGCGGGCAAGGCCGAGCCGGGCGAGCGCCGAACGTACGCGCGCGACTCGAGCGGCGAGGTTGTCTGCGAGATCTGGGCGAAGGGCAACGGCGACATCGACATCCAGGCGCTGAAGGCCGGCGCAAAGATTCGTCTCGGAAAGGTCGAGATCGACCAGGACGGCAACCTTACGACGCCGGGAGAGATCACGGGGATGGCGGCGACGCCTGCGACTGCCGTGAAGCTCTCGACCCACATCCACCCGACGGGCGTGGGCCCGTCCGGTCCGCCGCAGCCTGGGACCTGATGCCCCTCGCCCTCCCTGCCCTCCAGAGCGGGCTCCAGGCCCTCTTCGCCTCCCCGCCGCCAGACGCCGCCGGCTGCGCCCAGGGCTGGGCCAATGCGGTGGGCTCCTACGCCGCCGCTATCGTG